AAACTTTTTGCCATCGCCTCAACGCTGCCAATCTGTTGCAACGATGGGTCGGCACTTAGCTCAGGGGGTAGTGTTGAAAGCCAATCTCCTTCGCCAGACGGTGCCTGCCCGGTTTCGACCGGAGCCTCCGCTACCTGTTCTTCGGACACTGCTTACCTCTCTTTCTGTTTAATGATGTTATGCAAAAACAACACGACATCGCGTTGCCCTTCTCGAAACGCCGTCTCATCTGAGTTTGGCGTGTAACTCGTTTTCCACAGACCAAAGCGGGCGCCCAAGTCCTCAAGAACTTTTTGGCCGTCTTCGCTGTTTAGGACTGACCGATAAGTTGCTTTCAAATCTTTTGGAGTCATGCCACCGCGCTAATCGCTTGTTGCGCCTCGGGGCTTACTTCATCAACCGCCCGCACGGCGGGTGCCGCGTTGCCAGCCGCCTCAGCCATTTGCTGAGCCGCTTGCAGTTGCGCCTCCGCTTGCATCGCTTGCGCGCGCTGTTGCCTCAAGCCCAACACCTCGCCGTCGCCACGCACCACAGTGGCGGGCGTGCCGGTGACCTTGATGATGTGCTTGGCCAAGCCATCGGTGTCGAGGTAATCGCCAACCGATTGGTCAAGATTCATAAGCGGCATCAGGAACTCAATCATCTGCAAGATGCCCTGGACGTCGCCGCTGCGCTGAGCTTTCGCCAGTGGGCTAACGTACTCGATATCTATGTTGCCATCGCGCAGTGCGGCGGGTGCTGGGGCAAATGCCTTTTGCGCGCTTAATATCTCAAAGCAACGACCGATGAGCGGTTGAAGCAGCTCAGCTTGGAGCCTGCCGAGAACTGGGCCGAGCAAACGCATTTTTTCTTCAGTGCGCTGAATGACCTCGGTCGCCGTCATTTGCGGGCCTTGGCCAAGAATTAGTTGGTCAACGTAAAACGCGGCGCGGATCGCCTGGCGGCGCTGCTCCAACTGCAACTCGCCTAATGGATTGTTGGCGCCGATGTTTAGCGGCTCAATGCGGTCGCGGGTGCCGCTGCGATAGAAGTTTAAACCGCCGGGAGTGGTGCGCACCGGCGACATAAATCCATCATCGGGAACCATAAGCGGCGGGTGAATTTGCAGCTGCGCCGCCCGTATCACTACCTCGGACATCTTATTAATCATGCGCGTGTCTGCTAATGCAGTCATCGCGGGGGATCGCCCGTAGCCCATCTCAAACGAGGCTTTTAAAAACCTCGGTACACAATATGGAAAAGAGTCAAAACCCGACTCCCCAATGATCATCTTGTCATCAGGGTCGAGATGTATCGAGGCAAACGGCTTATTAGCCGAGTTACGCTTGCGCGGGTTCCGCACATCACGGGGAGCAACAATGTGCAACAGTTCGATTTCAGCGTAAGGGTCTTGCTCGTTAAGTTTTGCAATCCGTTGTGTAACCTCTTGCTCACCGAACTGCCGCACCGCTGCACGCGCTGTGGTCTTGTATTTCCTGAATACAGTATCAACGCGCCCTTGCTCGTTCTCGCTTACATAGCACTCAGCTATGTGCCGCGTGGAAAACCTGAAACCGTCGTCGTCGTCGTTCTCAATGAATATGACAGCGGTGCCAAACGTGACCAAATCGCTGTATAGCTCATGGATTTGCTCTTGGAAGTTTGAGCGCGCCAGGTGCTGGTACATGACATCGGTCGCGCCTTCGAGCCACTCCTTGGCCTCATCGTCGCCGTTTAGCTCATCGTTCTCATAACGCAATGAAAACCACGGCGTGGCGGCGTTGGTCAGCATGCCGTGCAAGCTGGCCGACATTAACTCAGCGGCGTGGATTGCCGTGCCATCATAAATAAGCTCCGTGCGCTTGTCGCCGGATGTGCGCTTTTTTGTGATGTCAGCTTTTCTGGGAACGATGTAGTCGGCAATCTCTTGCCAATGGCTTTCCCAGTTCTGGCGCTGCGTTTGCAATGTGCCGTAACGCTTCAACAGCATTGCGGCGCGTGGGTCATCCATACTATTGGCCTAGCAAAGTTTTCTTTGTGGTGGGCGCTTCAGTCGTGAGACCCATTCCACCCGTCACACGCGCGGCCTGAGTGCCACGACGACGGGCTGCCCGTTTTTGCACTCTCTCCGGTTCTTTCGTGTCCTTGGGCTTTATGGGTGGGTCTGGAGGAATCGGAGGCGGCGGAGGTGGCGGAGGGGGGCTGGGAACGCTGGGACTAAGGAAACCCATCAAACTGCTCCTTGATGCTCAAACGGGTTGTAATTCATCTCGGCAACCCGTTGCGGGGGTCTGCCGTCGAAAGTGGTCATGCGCTCCATGCCAACGCTTAGGTATCGAAAGCTATCGGCGGCATGTGATGCCCAATCGTGGACGGGCTGGTCTCTGAATTTGCGGGTGCGCTCGTTATAGGCGCGGTGATAATGGCGCAGGGCTTCGAGCCCCTTGCGAGTGTTGTCTCGGTCAAACCAGCAACGCGGGATCGTCATACGCGCGGCATGTATGCCGTCCTCGACCGGCAACCGTGGCACAACCCGAAAATTTAAGCCCAGGCTATACGCTGCCTCGCGGCGGCTTTTGCCGGTGCCTAGCTCTTTGACCTCCAAGTCATGCGGGCCGTAGTGGTTGCCGTAGGTGTAACCCTTGCTGTTTAGCTCCGCGATGTAATGCGGCAGCCCTTCGCCACGGTTCTCATAATAATCGATCACATGGATTTGGCCGCGCCCAATGTTTTGGGTCATCCAAATGCTCGTATAGTCGTGCATGCCGATGTCCCACCACGTATCAACCTTGATTTGTGGTTGGTGCGGCACGCTGGTTATGCGCCCCTTGTCGTCAGCGTCTTGTAACTCTTTGCCAAAAATGGCGCCCGGTACGTTCGCAACCCAACTGCACTCAAACTCTTGATTGTACTGGTCGTCGGTCATGGTCGCCTTGGCGGCCGCCAGTTCCTCCTCATCCAGCAAGTGGGTTTCGCTGGCTTTGTACATCTTGCGCGCCCACCCTTTGGTGCTGGCCGCCGTCTCCCATAGATCGTGAAAGTAATTATGGCCGTGGGGCGTGCCTAGAAATGCACAACTGCCTTTGCGCTCCGCCATAGCGGGCCGCAAAATCTCAGGAAACAAACTCTCGGGGCAGTCCGCCGTCTCATCGATGACCGCCATGTCCAAATAAATGCCCCTGAGACTTGAGGGGTTCTCCGATCCCAGCAAGGAGATGCGTGCGCCGTTTGCCAAGTCGCAGCGCAGTTCTGTCTCGTGGTACTTGGTGCCAGGGATGCGCTCGCTGAATTGCTTCAGATAATCCCAAGCCACGTTTTTGGCTTGCCGGTACGTGGGTGCCACGTATGCCAAGCGCGGGTTTGGTTTCTTTTCCTCAATCGCGCGTTTTAATAGATGGTTTATGGCGCAAACAGTTTTGCCAAAACGTCGGTGCATTACCAAAACACAAAAGCGATTTGCATCGAGTAGCTTGTGAACCTCGCGCTGTAACGGGCGCGGGGTGTAACCGATGTCGATCTCGTTCTTTTTTGCCATTAGTGTATGGTTTCGCTTGGCGCGATATAGTGCGGGCTTTCCATAGGCGCCATCAGGAGTCTCAAGAAAAACTCGGCGTCCTCTGCGTCCTCAAACCCATCAAAAAACAATGCAAGGCGCACCGTGCCATCAGGCGCGTTTACGCAATAAGCGCTATACATCAGCGGAACCGCCGGGTTCTTCTCATAATGCTTTTGGGTTGCTGGCTGAATTGCTTGCCAGCGGCTTTGTCCTTACGCTTCTTCGCGGTTGTGGCGGCATACTGTGCGGGGCTCAGGCTTTTAATGGCGGCCTCGGGCAAGTAACGCTCGCCGGTCTCGCTGCTTTTCTTGCCGCTTTTGGTGCGCCACTTTTGGTCGCTCCAGTTTTTGAGGCTGCGTTGCGAGGATTTCATTAGTTGCGATACCCTCCGCCGCGCGACTTGTATTCTTTAGCCAGCAATTGCGCCTTGCGTGCCGACCATTGGCCAGCGGCGGTGCCTTGTACGTTGCGGCCCATGATGCTCTTAAACAGGCGCTTGCGCATGCCGGGCTGGGTGTAGTTCCCGGCTTTGTTTACGCTACTTTTTTTTGCCATATTTCTTTGAGTTGCGGCGCATCATAGAGGCGTTCTTCTTCTTTGGTTTGCCGTAGTGGGTGCCGGGCATCAGATTGACATCTTTCGGCGGCGCAAAGCCTTAATGAATTTTTGACCGTCATCTGACATCATAAACTCACTCGGGCGCACGACGCTGCTTGGGTCGCTTTCTTTCATAAAGCGTTTCATTAACGACATCTCAGATTTCGTGATGTCTGTAATTTTTTTGGCGCCTTTGCCTTTGGTTTCAGGCATTACGATTTATTCCTCTTGCTTATGGCGGCGGCCTTGCGTTTTGCATCCGCCTTTGAACTCGCGCCCCACGCCTTGAGAGAGAGCAACAAGCGCGTGGGGCGCCCCTTTTCGTCGCGCTCAGGGCCACGCATGTTGCCCATGCGCGCCAAAAAGGATGCACGGCGCGGGTTGTCGCCGCTTTTAACGGGGCGCTTTAGATCGCTGCCGGGGTTGGCGCGCTCGTATGAGCGGCGGCCCTTTTCGTTGAGGCCGCCTTTTTTGTTTTTGCCCGCTTTGCGGGTCCATGCAGGGCTGGCCATGCTTTCTCCTGTGCACAAAGGGGCTTAGGCAGAGGGCAACGGTGCCACTGTCGGCAACGTATTATGCCGCTGGCAGCGGCGCCCCGGTCTGGCGGGGGGTGGGGGGCCGCCGTCAGAAAATGGACACCCCCTCCCTAGGTCAGCAACCTGAAGGTCAACCCAATGTTATCAATGGCTTAGCTCCTAAGTGGAGCAAGGGTGGAGCATTACCGATCCCGCCCAGCTTTGGGGGGTCGCAAATAAGTCAGCATTGCTGCCATGAATAGGTCAGCATTACTGCCATATTTCGCGCGTGCTGCTATGCCTCACAAGATGTGGCGTCAACGTGTTGTTTCGGGATCGTTGTCCGTTACGAGCTTAACCACTTCGCCCTTGGGCTTTTCCTCAACCGGCTCTTCGTCCGCACCCCACATCAACACTACGTTACCGCCAGTATCCACGTCCTCTTTCTTGTGGCGAACGCCACGCGGTTGCATGCGGGCAAACGTCCACTTGAGCGTATCAACCTCGAGCCGCCTACGCTGCACCTCAGCGTTGGCAAACTTGTTGTCCATGTTCTCAGGCAACGGTTGCCTGGCTAAATCGTGCATCTCGTCGGCAAGCACCTCAGCCCCAATGGCCCTTGCCCGCGAATACATTTCAAAAAGCTCTTCATCACGCTGCACCGCTTGCAGCACCGTAACCCAATGCGGCATCTTTGCATCGCCATCACAAATTGACCGCAACGACTTGCCCGTGGCCAACGCATCACAGATTGGCCGCATCTTTGCTTTGCTAAGTTTTCCCGGCATGCCCACAAAAAAACCGGCCCAAAAGGACCGGCTCTTCTCATATACGAAATCCGCAGTGGCACCGCGCCAAAGCGTAATAAAAACTTACGTTATTTCGCGTGCATCGTCAACACCCTCAGCAAAAAAACCCAACTTAAACCACAACTCCAGCAACGCCCGCTCAAACCGCCGCTTAACGGTTTGCGCATGCAAACCTCGCATCCGACCGATCCTCGCCCACTTTGGCCCTCGGTTACTCCTAACGGCACTATGCGCGCACGCCCACACCAACCGCGCGTCCTCTGCATCCATCGCCACCGTAATTCTCAAAGCCCAATCGTAATTGCGCACCTCAACGCTATTAGCCGACCCCCACCCCTCTTCCTCCTCATTGTACCCGTAAGCCAGTTGCGGCTCTGGCAGCATCTCAGGCCAAGCGCATCGCACATCCAATCCCAACCCACCTGGCAGCTTCCGCTCCGTAATAGCCGCCTCCATAAACAAACCCGCCAACCCATCCACCCCCGCGCAATGCTTTACAACCTCAACCGCTACATTTTGCTCAATCATAAAAACCTCCACAAAACGGCCAGGATGCGACACCGCAACACCGCATTCCTAAGAGAAATGCGGTTTTTGCGGTGTGATGCCGCATTATCCGCAAACACCGCATTTTCGTTTTTGCGGTTTTTGCGGTGTCATTCCAACACCCACGCAACACCATCGCGATAGCCAACAAATTCATCGCCAATGAGATTATCTGCCGCCCGCCGAAACGCGGTGGACTTATGCTTGCTCTCGCCGCTCAGCACCTTAAACGCTTCGCTTTTCCATTGCTCTTCTGTGACAACCCGCACCCGGCCATCGGTCACCGACACCCCAGAATCTATCAACGCACTGGTTAGTGCCTTCAGCACAGTCTTTTGCACCTTGCCGCTAGGCCGCCGCTTCCGTTTTTGTGTGGCAACTGACGCATCCATCACCACGCACGACGACACCTCTTTGCCCCGCGTGTTTACGCCCAACGGCACCACATGCAACGAGAAGCCAAACGTGCCATCGATCTCAAGATCACGTTGCTTTGTCACCGTAGCCACCGACCCATTGAGTCCACTGGCCACCTCGATCTCGGTGTCTGTGGCGGCACGCAGCGACGAATGTCCACGCGCACCTCGCGCCTCATCTTTGCCGGTGTGGTGTATGAGCATCACATGGGCGCGCGTCTCCGCCCGTATGCGGTCACAATTGCCAATCAGCGCGCCCATATCTTCCGACGAGTTTTCGTTGCCGCCAGCGATCACACGAGCCAGGGTATCCAGCACAACCATGCTGGCACCCTTGACCCTTGCCGTGTTTATGAGCCGCTCGACCGCCTCATCGTCATTGAGCAAATTGACCGACACCGGAATCACATGAAACGGCACCTTGCCCTCAATCTCATAATGAGACCTGAAGGCCGCCACCCTGTTGCGGATGCCATACGAGCCCTCAGCCGCTACATACAGCACCGGCCCCGCTTCAACCTCGCGGCCACGCCATTGCCAGCCAAGCGCAACGTGCAGCGCCAAGTCCGCCGCAAAAAAGGTTTTGCCCACGTTGCTGGCCCCGTACACGACGCTCATGCCGCCAGCAATCAGCACGCCCTCAACAAAGTCATCGGCACTGAGAACCGGCGTAATCTCATCGGCGTCCAGCGTGTTGTAAACAAAACTTGCGTCCAACTCCGCCGCATTAAACTCAGGGAAAGCGCGAACGGCCGCCAGTAAGTCGCCCTTGTCAGCATCCAACCAATCGGACACATCGCTTTTGGCTGGCATGCCGTCGCACACGGGCGCCAGCACCACCGACCGGGCTATGCCTTCGAGCGCCGCACACGTTTTCTCGGCACCACGGCGCCCCGCATCATCGTTGTCCGGTATAACAAACACATCTTTGTCGCGGAACCAGCGCAGCGCGCTTGGCTCCCAAGATGACTGCGCGCCGCCGCTTTTTGTTGTGGCAACCAGCCCCGCATCACAAAGGCGATCCGCATCCTTTTCGCCCTCAACCACGATGACGTAGTCGCTTGCTAACATAGCGGGCAGCCGGTACGGCAGCCGCTCTATCCCATCCATGCAGCCTTTGCCACGCCGCCATTGACCATCAACAAAGGCGCGCGGCTCAAAAAACTTGGGCATGTAGCGCATCACCTCGTAACGCACCTCGCCATGCTCGTCGCAATATGTGTATCTGTTCACCACCATGCGCGCGACGTTGGGCGCCAGTTCTACCTTTGCATCCTCAAAGTGGCCGCCCTTCCACTCCTCAAAGTCAAACCACTCGCCCGTTTCAAGGTTGACCGATTTGCTGCCCTGGCGCCCAAAGCGCATCTCCACGCCTGACGACAGCGCCACATTGGGCTCGCCAAACAACTCACGGGCTTGCGCTTCAATTGTCATGTGTGAGCTTCCGCGACTGCCATAGAAAATCCACGCGGCGTGCGCGACCTAAACGCCGCACGCGCCGCGCCCGGCGGCGCTTTGTGAATCCGGTCGTCAGGCTCTACGTCATCCGGGTGCAAGGGTGGCGGCATGCTAAAGCCGTTGCCGGTCCAAAGGCAGGTCCGTTTTGTGTAAGCGTCCTCGCACGCAAGGCCGCAATACTGCCACGGGTGAAAGGTGTGGTCTGGCTTCCTCCAGTATGTGCTTATAGTGCTGACCGGGTTTTCAATGAAATACGGCGCGCCAAAATATTCGGCCCAGAATACCGCGCGCTCAAATAACTCGACGCTTTGCGCCAGTGCGCCAAGGCCCTTGCCCTGAAACCAGCGCGCGCCGCTCACGGCTAAGTGATCGCAGGGCGGAAACGCCGCGAGAAACCCGACCCCATCCTCAATCACATGACGCGGCGGAATCCAGTTGCGCAAGTCTGCGCGCACAAATGTGATGCCGTCGCGTTCACCGGCCTCGGCGTCAAGATCAACGCACATGGCGCGGTGTCCGCGCTTTACAAATTCGCTGGCAAGCACGCCTGATTCTTCAAACAAACCAATGTACCACTTCACGCTCATTTCAGCGGCCCGTTTTAAATTGGTCGTTGCCCTTGATGGCGTGTTTGAGAGTATTTTGCCAAGTTCCGCGCTTAGTCACTAAAGCGCGCGCTTCTTCTCTTGTGAGGCCTACGCTTAACAAACTCTCATTTATATCCACGCCCCATCTTTGTTTGCGCTTTTCGTAAATAAGTTCGGGGTGTATGCGAGGTCCGTATTTTGGCAAATGGGTGCAATTATTTTCTACCAGCAACTCGTTGCCATTCTTATCTCGCATCAAAATGTAGCTTAGGTAATCGGGTGAGGGGCAAGTGATGCCCTGTGCGTTGTGCGCTTTTTTTCGTTTTTTAAAAAATGCAACCAACATCCTGAACATTTTGTGTGTCTCCCTAACGTAGCGGCGGCAATCCAAAGGGGTCTTCTATGCTCCGCTCAAACTCCGCTTCAATCTTGCGGTCAAAGTCTGGCCGCACCTCATGCAACCGACCGACAATGGCTTGTAAAAACGTGAGCCACTCATCCTTACTCATCGCAGCCAAGTCCGACTTGCCCAAGCTGTCCAAGTACTCGCCGCCCGCACTGCCGCATTGCAACAGCATCTCATTCTCTAATGGCAACCAATCCGTCATCTTGTGTGTCTCCCAAAAGTCACGGCAACGCCGTGAGCAAAACCAAACATCGTCACCAGCACGCCCGATAAGCCGCCAGCTAAAACCCCAACCACGGGTCCGCCGAAAGCACACCGGGCAAAGCCGCGCGCTACTCGGGGTCAATGTCCCGCAGCAAAACTTTTGTGACCTCGCCGTAGTCGTAAAATTCTGAAAGGCGGTCGCCTAGCTCCGCTTTTACCTTTTCGGTGTTCAACCTTTTTGACGGCGTAGTCTGCACAATCGCTTCAACGAACGCGCCTCTCTCGCCGCCGCGCTGTTTCACCAACTCCGCGATCTCTTTCTCACGCGCCTTTAGAACCCTGATCTTGTCCCGCACCTCGTCCAACTGGTCGGGCAACGGCAAGTTTGTGTCTTTCGACTCCTCAAAAATCATAGTCCACCTCCTCAATTACCAACTCACAACCAAGCTCACGCAGAACCGCTTCGAGCGTGTCGATGCCCGTCATGCAGTTACCGTGTTCAATGTTGAGAATTGTGCCTTCAGCCACGCCGCTTCTCTCAGCTAACTCACGCCGAGACCACCGCTTCTGCGACCGCCGTTGCCACACGCCTCGGGCTACCCAACTGCCACTGTGAATTTTACGCGCCATTATCAACCCACTCCTCATCACCATGCCGATAACTCACGGTATTGGTGGCGTCATCAACGCCCACCACCTCACCCGTCACAAAAGCCGGTCGGTAGCGTTGCTGCTCACAACCAGCTTGTTGTTCTGAAAAGCTCAAAAGCCTATCGTAAAAACGACATCGCCACGCGCCATCATCGACCGGCTCACTCCAAACGCATGTGCGGCAATTGCGTACTGGCGTGGCGCCCATATGGCACACCTCGCGAAACTCGCAAAAGCGACAAAGCCAATAGTCACGATTTTCACTAATGCGGTCGGGCAGCCGGTCGCGCTCAAAAATAATTTGGCGCGCACGTTCTACATAAAACTCGGCGGCCTCACGACTGAACTCTGTGCGGCAGCTTGCCCAACGACGACCGCCTGCACTGGCGACCACCATGTAGCCGCGCTTGCGTCCTCTGTACATCATGTAAAGTTGATGCTGCGCGTAATACGTCTCATTCCACTCGCGCAGCACGGACTTTTCGCCGACCTTGGCTTTGAGCTTTAAAAACTCGGCAAACTTTTTGTCACCCGAACACTTAATCTCAAGCACATGAGGCGTTGCAGGCGCTTGATAGATGCCAAACACCTCGCCATCCAAATGCCCAAGAAAATGTCCCTTGTGATCGCTTACCTCAATCTGGCGTCCAGTGTCGGGATCGCGGTCTATAACCGTAACGCCGTTCGCCATGCGCAACCGCTCAACAACCAAATCCTCAGTGCGGTGGCCATCGGCAAACATCTTCAGCGTGTTCGCGTTAAAGGGCTCACCGCCGACAATACTGTGCCGGTAGGCCGCTTTGCGCCCGCAGTCGCCAATGTATGAGACACCCAAATATTGACGCGCCTCACGCGCGTTTTCCCTTTCCTCAAGCGCCTTGTCAGCGGCCTCAAGCGTTGGGTCTTCTATTGTCAAATCAACCATAATCCCCCCTTAAAAAAGGGGGGCGGGCCGAAACCCGCCCCCAGTTTTAAGCCCGCCAGGGAGGGGAAGCGGGCTGCGGGGAAACTGGTGCCGCTGGCATCTGGCCGCTTTGCTCAAGCACTTCGCCAACCGTGGGCGGCAAGGGTGCTTGCGCGGCTTGCGCTGCCGCTGGCGCAGGGGCAGAGCCAACCGGCATGTACCGGGTAATTACGTTTTTGTCGGAGTAGCCGTTGGTTCCCGCTTCAACATCCACGCGCACCATCAACGGCTGCAAAAGCATCTCCGCGCTGTCGGCAATGTTGGGCTTGCCGAGCGCGCGGGCGATCTCAGCCAACGTGCCGTTGGCAATCTCAACGGCTTTAGGGTTACTGTTCCAAAGGTTTAAGCGATCCCAAACCGAACCGGCGCCCTCGATCTTTACTTGTAATTCTAGGTAGTTGTTGCCGGGTGTGGACTTCGACTCCTTTACCTCTTCCGCAACAATCTCAGCCCTGTACTCGCCGGGTTGAATTAGATCAAAACCACCCGAGTTCGCATTGATATCAATCTGTGGTAACGCAACCATCAGGCCGCCTCCTCTTTGCTGTAGATTTCTTGAACAAGCGCATCCCAACTGAGCGGTAGCTCGTCAGGAATTGGATATCGGCTTTTCGCCACGTATGAAGGTCGTTCAGCGGTGCGCAGAACGCGCTCACCTGAGCCAACAGCGCGCGTTATTTTGCGCCCAAAGCCGCCGTCGATTTGCTTTGTAGAGGTTCTATAAGTTGCGAAACCAATTAAATCGCTGGCCTCCATGCAAACGTCTGCTGCGCTGGCATGCAATTTAATCTGATAACGGTCATAGGGTTCCGCGCTTGGGTCTTCAAACTTTTTGACCTGCGAGTGCGCCAACATGACCACCGCCATGTTTTTGTGTTTGCGCAAGTGGTTGAGGCCATCCAAGAACGACCGCCAAAAGTCTTTTGCAAATTTGTATCCTTTGGCGAAAGGTATCTCCTCAATGCTGTTGACTTTTTGTGTGGCGCAAACCCGCTGCCATATCAGCGGCTCCAGCCAATCAAGAGAGTCAATAACGACCGTTTCATATTCATGCTGCTCGTTAGCAAGTGCGCCAATCGCGTTCTCAACCTCGTCGTAACTGGCCGCTAGTGGAAACCTCGCGGCTCCAACCACATCGGCGCCGTCTTCTGTTTGTATAAAAATTGGCGCTGGCGCACTGGCGCCAAAAGTTGACTTGCCGACACCGGCTGGCCCGTACAACAAAACTCTAGGCGGTGCCGTTGAGGCACCCGTAATGATCGATGATAAACTACTCATCGTTGAAGCTCTCCCTTCAAAAGTTGGGCAAAGAGTTGATCTTTAAGTACCCAGAGCCGCTCTTTGCGGTCGGCCCGGACGACAACGACATCGCTGTCATCCTGTTCAAACGCTGAATAAATTACGGAGAAGCCGTTTTTGCGGCGCTTCGCCTCTACCCTGAGACCGTCGAGCACAATGTCCCCGCTAAACTCATCGCCAAGCTGTTCCTTGTAAGCGCCAGAGCCAAAGATGCGGCGGCAGTCAAAGCCCTGCTCTTCAGCCCACACCACCACCTCGCGCTCGAGTTCGTAGCCGCGCTGTTTGTTGCGCCGCCCGGTCACGTTGCCCTTGCCATCTCATAAGCGCGCTGCAAATCAGTCACGGTCACCATGCCCTCGGTCAATTGAAAGATGCGCTGCGTCATCCGCGCGCTTGGGCGGTGCCGACCGTGATACCAAAGCGTTATGGTGGTGGGGCTTGTATCAAGGAGCGCGGCTGCTTCCGCCCGCGTCATACCCCTATTATCTAACCATTCGTTGAAAAGCATAATTGCCGTTCGCAAGTTTTACTTACGTTTGCTTACGCCATGTAAGATAAACTTGTCAACCAGTAAAAATCAGCAGATAATAAAATTACGGAAAGACGCGGAAAACCGCGCGCCGTAGGGAGCTAAGGCATGAGACAGAATCGCATAAAGATTCTGTGCGCCGAACACAATTTACCCGTCGCACAGTTGGCAGAGAGAATCGGGATGCAGCCCGCCGCTCTCCGTCGCTATACAAGACAAGAGGCACAGCCGCGCCTTGAGCTTGCGCAAACAATCGCAGCCACACTTGGTGTTAGTGTTGATGATGTCTTGGGTGTGAAAATTGGCACGGAGCCAACACAAGCACCGGCACGCCGCATGCCTTTATATGGCGCAGTGCAAGGCGGGATTGGCCATGAGATCACCGACGTCACTGATCCCATTGACTCAATAGACACGCCATCCTGGCTCGCAAGCGTGCCAGATTCTTACGCCGTTTTTGTGACAGGCAACTCAATGGAGCCCCGATTCAGAGCGCGCGAAATTATCTATGTGCATCCTCATCGCCCGTATAGAGAAGGCGATTATGTGGTTGTGCAGTTACAAGCGAATGGCCGCACCCACGCCATTGTTAAGCAGTTTGTTGAGATGACCGACGACGAAGTTATCTTGAAACAACACAACCCCGGCAAAGAATTGCGTCACCCGCGCAGCACAGTCGCCGCAATACATTTGGTCGTTGGGAGTTATTTTTCGTAATTATTATTGACTTACGTTTCGTAAGTCCCTTATTGTCCCCTCCAGTGCCTTACAACGCTGGAGAGAGCAATGTTACGGACAATTTTTGAAGCTGTTACCTTTAGTGCAGTTCTTGTTCTTATCTACATCAGTTTTTTATTTTTAGCCGCATCGAACGACAGCATGTGGCAGTCGTGGGTGATGCAATGACGCCCGCGCTTATGGATGCCCAAGAGGCAGCAGAGCTCCTCTTTGGCTCAAGGTCGCGCGCAAACTATAAGCGCGTCTTGCGCCTCATCCACTCCAATCAATTGGAATATGTGCAACTCAAAAAACGGTATTGGGTGTGGCGCAAGCCGCTCGAGGCCTTGTTGTGAGTTGCAAAAAGTGTGGCGGCGCTGGCTTAACTAGGACAGGTGTTGTCTCAATAACGTGTGACAATTGTGATTGCCCCGACGTTGATCAAATAAACCCGCCGCATTACCAAAAAGCTAACGGCGACATTGACGACTATATCTGCGATATCGTGCGCGATTTACCGGGCATTGAGGCTTATCGCGTTAGCCAAGTAATCAAGTATCTCAGCCGATATCGGCAGAAGCACGACGATCCGCGCACCGATATAGAAAAGGCAAAGTGGCACCTTAACCGGCTGCGCAACTTGCTTTTCGCCAAAGAGGTGGCGGGCAATGAGTAAGCGTCTGGTCGTGCTTGAAAGCCCGTATCGCAGTCGCGTTGAAGGGCAAATCAAAAGGAACATTCGTTACGCGCGGGACTGTGTGCGTGATTGTTTAGCACGGCACGAAGCGCCAATTGCGTCTCACTTACTATATACGCAAGACGGAATCCTTAACGACGACGATCCCGATGAGCGCAACCGTGGCATCAGGGCAGGACTATCGTGGACAAAAGTTGCCGATGCGACCGTTGTTTACATCGACCACGGCATAAGCGAGGGCATGTTGCTGGGCATTTTTGAAGCCCAAGAGCATGGCGTGCCGGTCGAGTTCCGGCGCTTGTATAATGATTAGCCCGGTCGTTATTGGCGATTGCACGCTATACAGCGGCGATTGCCTTGAGATCATTCCGATGCTCAGCGATTACGACGCGGTGGTGACAGACCCGCCTTATGGCACGGCGGCGGTTGGTAGTTACAACCGCGCGGGCGACCTTATTCTCAACGATGACGATCTATCCGTGGTCTCTGCCGCATTGTCCGCAATCAGTTGTGATGACATGATTGTTTTTTACTCACCGCGCAAGGCAGCGGAGTTTTACACAGAACTCAGCTTTGTGCCGTGGTACGGCGAGATCGTTTGGGACAAAAAAGCCCTAGGCATGGGTGGCGGCTTGCGTTATCAGCATGAAAACATTGCATGCGCTGGAGACTCAAGCCTTTGGTCTGGTGCGTTCAGCATTATCTCAATTTACCGTGACGCGCAAAAACACCCGCACCAAAAGCCGATCCAACTTATGGAAATGCTGCTGCGCAACTTTAACGCCGAACACATTCTCGACCCATTTATGGGTAGCGGCAGCACGGGGGTGGCATGCGCCAAGCTGGGCAAAAAGTTTATCGGCATTGAGCTAGACCCAAAGCACTTTGACACGGCGTGCAGCCGTATAGAGGAGGCATACAAGCAACGCGACCTTTTTGTGGCGCCGCCCGCTGCTCCCGTGCAAGAGGGGCTTGCGTTATGAGCCGCAAAAACACCTCAACCGTAAAAGTCAAAACGCAGTTCGGCTCGTTTTTTGTTCATGTGGAAAGCAATGACGCACTCAATGGCGCAAGCGGCGTTTGGATATCAAAACAACAAAAACTTGAAGACTCAGAGATTGATAAATTAGTCAATCAAATTATTGAGGGCGTACATGAGGGCATCGATGCGCTAAGCGTCGATCAATCCTAAGCGGTCAAAACATTTTGCAATCGTGATCCCATGCCGGTCGTCGGGCGTATATCATCTAGCCAATGCCCGTACTGTTTGCGGGTGAACGCAGCGTCCTTATGGCCCATAGCCGCCGACACAGTGACCTCGCTTTCCTTTAAATCGTAGATCAAAAGCGAGGCAAAAAAATGCCGCATGTCGTGCCACCGGATGCGGGCAACGCCAGCCCGGTCGCAGGCTGGGTGTAAAATGCGATTGCGCCATGCGCTGTTATCCACTTGCACATGACCCGCGCCCGTAGGGAAAACCAAATTGCAGCCGCGCTGCGCTAGGGGTTGCATCTCACGCCACTCAGCTAAGCCGCCCGCTATCTCTTCCGTAAGCTCGAGGCGCCGCATGCCCGCCTTGGTTTTTGGCAGGCCAATTGTGCCGCCGGTTTTGCGCGCCTGCCTTATGCTTATGACACGGTCGTGGAGGTCTACGTGATCCCATGTCAGTGCCGCCTGCTCACCCGCGCGCATGCCCGTGTAGGCCGCCGTTGAGACAAGCAAGTGCGCCCAGCTATTGTCGTTGCGGCCCGGCGTCTGCACGTTTTCCAAAATCTTTGTAATGATGCGCTTGCTAATGCGCTCACCGATGGGATCGACCGCCTCGTCCTCGTCGGGCAAGGGTAGCTCAATGCCGGTCTTGCCGTTGGCTGGATTGATCATCAAGGGGTCGTGCGCCAAGTAACCATTCACAAGCGCATACTTAATAACCTGTCCAAACACCGCGTATATGTTGCGGTTGGTTTTGTTCGCGCGCTTCGCAAACAAAGCTGGCACAAGCGTGTTTTGCACGGCACCCATGCGTATGTCCGCCATCTTGGTTTTAGCAAGCGACACACCGTTGTCATGCGGTACTGCGTTGAGGTGCTTGATCGCGGTTATCTTGTTTGCGATCTCGCCCTCACCCAAGCGCCGCCCTTGCAGGCGCACGGTGCGCTGATGCTCAATAAACTCGTCGGCAACCTTGGCAAAGGTTGGCGTGGCGCTGCGCACTAAATATGAGCCGGTGATGCGATGCTCTTCAGCGGCGGCGGTGTGGCAAGCCTCGGCCTCGGCCTTGGTGGCAAAACGTACTGTCTTGCCACCAAAGCGCCGTAAATCGGCAACCCAGCCTTTGCGGTTTTTTTCGGTGTCGGGGCGAACGCTCATAATTTTTCCGCGAATGCGTCGCGTAGTGCCTGCGTGACCGTGTCATACGCGCGATCAGCTGCCGCCTCTTGTTGCGGGCTGTAATAATACCCATTACACAAATCTTGCAACCCAGCACTAAGTAGGTCGCGTATTTTCTCCGCCTGCTGCGCAGTCAATTCAAATGTGACCTTGCGCTTCATGGTTGCGCTCCCTTTCCTTTTATTCGGCCCGCATTTCCAAGCGATCTTTGCTGGATTGGATGCAAGACGATTCTTGACCGTTTACTCGGTATTTTATTTCAAACGCCAATCCGTCACTGACCTGAATCCAGTGCGCGCGCTCGCAACTTAAAATCGTTGCCACGCCGACATCTGAGTTGACGACATCGCCGGGCATTAGGTTTTTGACTAATTTAGATTTGCCTTTCATTCTTGCCCTCCTTCGTTCTCAATTGGCCGCAAAATGATCTGGCGGTCGATGATGCAATGTATCTCGTGCGTACCCGCCTCGAGCTTTGCTTGCGCGTCGGCGCTAAGTTTAAAACGGGCAAAATAGTGGGGGAGGTTGTTTTCCATTACATAGCCTTTTTGTAGAGTTTTACAGCTTCATCAAGCGGCTCATTATTCAAAATGATGCACTTGGGATGGCGCTCCTCTATTTGCACACGAACACGCGGGGCATCTCTTCCGGCAATGTTGAAGGTGTAAATCTTACCATCGTCAAAGATGGCAACTTTTTTCAAAAGCCGCTTAACGTCTTTCTGAATTTGAAAATCTTCAACAGCTTCATTGACGAGGTAATCAATGCTTGGCTGATAAGAAAAATAATCGTCGCTCCCATCGGTAGCGGGCAAGGTCGTTTCAATTTCCGGCAGCGCTGCCGCATATTTTACAACGGATTTTATTGCATCGCGGTTGCCGCCTTTAAGCGGATAATAAAAATTAGAACCGCCACGCCCATCATTATGGGCGGTGAATGCGCGCTTGCCGTCAACGTAAACTGTTGCTTGGAAACAAAGAGTTTCTTCACTGGCAAACTCTGCGATTTTGACGTTCTTTACAGTAATGTTCATCGTTGCTCTCCTCTGTTGATAATTACTTATAGTAAGTTTTTCTTACTATGTAAACATAAAAGTGACCTTCAGGTTATTTTGCTCCAAATTGAATTTTGAGGCTGAATGCTCCACACATGCTCCAACCAACAAAAAAAGGCCTAGCCGGTTAGAGCTAAGCCTTTGATTTCATTGGTTGCGGGGAGAGGATTTGAACCTCTGACCTTCAGGTTATGAGCCTAAACAACGGGCTCATGCTCCACCAATAAAAACAAAGGCTTATGGCCTATGCCCCTAAAAATACACAATTATTGGCGGGAGTAAAGGGGACCGTGTGGGACTAGATGAGATAAGAGGGGAAAGCTAAATGCTCCAAATTTGCTCCAAACCAAGCACAACCTGAAGGTCAATCTTTGGCCGCGCGTATCTTATCGCGCAACGTGCCGTAATCCATAATGAGACGAGCCGCCGCTGAGCAATCAGCGACTATTGTGTCGCGGGCGCACGGCGGACCTAACTGCTCAAACTCGTCAGCCGCCCGCGCCATAATTTCTGGCGCGTACTCCGTGAGCGGCGGCGTGACGATCACTGCCTCGCCCTTCTCGCTTGTGAGGTAATCAAAATATGCGCCAGTAACTGACGCGGCTGCACCAACGCTACTACCAATTGCTGTTACGCAACCGCTCAGCGGTATAACGAGGAGGCTTATCATCGCGAACAGCATCCATACGCTGGCGCGCTTCTTCCACGGCTTTACGCTGCTTCGCTTGAGCGATTTTCCCCGCCACCCAGAAGGCGGCAATCGCCGGTATGGCAACCGCTGCGCATCCAAAAACAACAAGCCAACCACTCACTCTCCGCCCTTTTCCTTGATGAGAGTTGCGGCGATCCCAGCTAGGGCGCCAACGATCACAGTTATTTGGGTAAGCATTTCACCCGGAAGCGAGATGCCAATTGCGGCCATCACCGAACCGAGACCGGCCATCGTTGACGGTTCCTTTAAGCGAGCCAAGAGCATTTGAGCAAGTATCATTTTCGTCTCCTTAGTATGACCAAATCATCGGTCTGTGGGTCGTGGTTGAGTCGAGGTGGAGGAAACGTCCAGCACCTTTTTGTTGAATTCCAAATCCGGTGAAACGCCCGTCCATCATGGCAAGGCGCAAAAGCTTCACGGCATCGCCACGGCTTACAGCTATGTCCGCCGCTTTGCCCGTTGAGTGCGTGCCGGGTTTTGCTTTACGCGCTTCAATTGGATGGCTTGGGGCGCGATATCCGCTTGATATTTGCATAGGACCAAACTGGTCACGCAGAGCTTGCAGTGCGCTCATAAATTCTTCGTCCATGTCGCACTCGCCTGAGTGGCTACAGGCGAACTCGTTGCGCGCAAAGTTTGGATATTTGCTCCAATCTTCGATCATTTTCGTCTCCAAAACGCTAAACGCACATAACAGCGTTTTAAGCGCCGTCTGTGCGTTTAGGGTTGTTTTTGGGGTATGCCCACCAAGCGCGCGGCTTAACCCCAATGTCGGGGCGGCTCAGGGGCTCGTTTTTTTAAAAACGCTAAAAATTAGTGCTTGCCGTGGCCATTTATCCTGTCACGGAGGCCGTTGGTAAAGTCCCAAAGACTTGTGATCTGCTTGTTAAGCACATCAACCTCAGCTCTAAGTTGGACAATTTGTTCAGCTTGTTTTTGTGTCCAATCGAGCAACCGATGATTGTCCGTTTGCAGTGTATCAACGTCTTTTCGGAGTTCTGACAAAAGCGCATAACTGCGGGCAGCATGATAAACGATTGCGCCAAGCAGCAGTATTTGATCCCAATGCGAGGAGATCATTTCCACTTAATTGCCTCCTCCCAGGTTTTACGCTCACACCCATCTATAAAACGATTTTTTGAGAGTCGTGTTGACTTGCCGGTAATGGTCGCGGTGTTTCGGAATATCACTTTCCTCAACGGAAGAGCAACGCAAGCAACAATGTCACAAGTTTCGCTAGTAATCTTAGTTTTAACCCGAGAGCCTCGCGTGGTCGCAAAATGGAAAAGAGTGCGGTCAACACGCTCAAGTTTGTTGGCGGTCTTGACCTCAACCCTCCAAAATTCCCCGGCGTCAAAGGCCAAGAGATCGGCCCCTTTTGTTGGCGACACCATTGTCTGAATCCCCATCTCAATCAACACGGCTGCCGCCAAATGCTCGCCAGCTTGCCCGACTGTGATATTCACTCAGCGTCGGCGAGGATGGCGGCTAAACACTCCTCTCCTTTTGGTTGTGATATCGTGATAACGGCGCGCCCGGTGAGTAGGTGCATCCAAACCACGACCATCGATTGACTGGAGTCTGTTTTTGAGTCCAACAATCCGCGAGTCATTGGCTCAAACTCTCCACGGGTCATCGCCTCTGAAAGCTGACGATCAGCCCAGCAGGGCATGGTCATCGTTGCCAAATTGTTGGGTGGGGAAATTTTGAATTCTGCCGCCGTCGTTGGTGCGACGAGCAGAATCAGCGCGATTAACGCGCGGATAACCATTTTCGAAAAACCCCAATCATGCGCCCAGCATACCACGCAATCGTGAACGCTGCGGCAATTTCTGGCAGCCAAGATAAAAAAGCCGCCAAGCCATTGAGACCGGCGGCGGCATCTCCAAGATTTTTGAGATCGTTCATATTTCTGTCGGCTTGCGGAAGCAGTCAATCTGCTTAACAGGGGAGTCACCGTAATGCTCGCGCGCCAACAATTTTAACCCGTCAAGATTTTCTCGAACGTGTTCCTGGCAGTAGGTAGCATTAGAAAACTCAAGCGGCTTCCCATACAAGTGAGTCACCGTCAGAGCGTCGTTTTCTGCGTCCAGCGCCACGAACATAAAAATCACAATAACCCACATTGTTTACGGCTTGTCAGGCCAAGACGGGTTGGCTGCGTCAGAGGTATTTGCTGGCAAATCCCGCAACGCTTGACGATACGCTTTTTGTTCGTCGCTCATTGTGAGGTCAGACGATGCCCACCAGTCTGTTTCGGCAAGACGGCGATTTCGTTCCTCGCGCAAGTCCTCCCACGGCTTTGCCGCCTCGTACTCATCAGTCCAAGTTTGCAGCGTTTCAGCAGACGGTACGCCACCCTCGTACTCAACGACAACATTGTCGGAAACAACCCAACGCACTGTCGGATGCTTCCAAGACAAGACTGCGCTCAAGTCGCTCATGCGTCGAACTCCGTGATGTGGATTTGAACTCCAGCGTTGTCACCAAACCGCTCGATACTGTGATGACCCGAGCCGAGATAAGCAGTGCCTGATGTGTTTCCGACCATTCCGAATCTCAATTTGTAGGTTATTTCGCTTGTATCGGCAGCGGTATCCTCGACCATCATCGACATGATGTGAGGCCCATTATTTGAGCCGGGGTTGTTTTCAAAAAAGCAACTCCGTATGGCGCTGGCGTCGCTATTTTTGAAAAGAGCAAGCGCCATGTCGATTTGGGTTCCGGTCACCGCCGCTTGGGCAATAATGTGAACTACTATTTTGTTGCCGGCCTCTACCGGCGTATAGGCAACCGTCGTGTACTGAGCGCCCTCGTCAGATTGCGGCACCGTGTCGTCGTCGGGGAAAGTGGATGTCGTGCTAGTGCGCGTTGCAACATTTGCATTTTGGTATTTGACAACTTTGCCACCACTGACCGCCCCAAACGCGACATCGGTTCCATCCGAAACCAAGGCCTGTCCCGACGTTCCGGGTCCGATAACAGCTGGATTGCCGCTAGCGTCTCCAACAATAATTTTGCCTCTCGCGATGCCCGCCATCTTGGCGAGGGTCACGGCATTGTCAGCAATGCTCGCCTCAACAACTGCGTCACTAGCGACTTTCGCCGCCGTGACTGCGTCGTCCGCGATCATGCTTGTGGCGACTTGTGCATAACTCGGGTCTGTACCGCCAACCAGCACGGTTGATGCTGCGCCAACTGCAAGCCGCGCCGTCGCGTTTGAGCTATCACGGACGATGATGTCGCCGCGCGTCGTCATCGGATCGGCAAGGGAACCGGCGTTACCTGTGCGAACAAAAGACACAAGCACCGCGTCGCTATTACTAAACGAGCCGTTTGACACAACGTGAGTCACAACCAGTTTCACGTACCCGCTGGCGTCAGTACTTGCTCCGCTAATTTTGTAAGTCGCAAAATTCTGTTGCGCGGCCTTTTTGGTGATTGTCACCTGTCCACGGTCGCTCGTTTGAGTGCTATCGTCCCACGTTAAAAGGAACGCAGACACATCGGGGTTCCCTGACGCGGCAGTCGAGTCATCGATAAATATTTGAGAGACACTGCCCAAGGTTCCATTATTTAGCCGCAGCACCCCGGCGCCAGGATCGGCATCAGATGTCGTCGTAGAGAACGTGTAAAGCAAGCCGCCAACGCCATCGGCCCCATCGCTTCCGGCTGCGCCACCGGACCCGGTCGATCCCGTTGCCCCAGTGCTTCCAACAGGTATTCCCAAAGCCAGGGCACCAGTCGTATCGTTAAACGAGACAGTTGCATCTTGTGATGCGCCGCCAGATACCGCCACGTTGCTCACGCTGACAGAGTTCACGCGCCCGGTTGTTGCCTCAATGCTATTTCCATCTGAACTAAAGCTCAAAAGTTTGGACGCGCGCGTGCTGGCGTCATCCGTAAACTCAGGCGTGGTGATGCTGTTCGTCTTGGAAACCTTAAACGAGCGGTCAAGTTCTTCCTGAATGCCTTGGGCGATAAAGGTTAGGCGGTCAAGCCCGTCCTCGTGACTGTTGGCCGGGAAGGGATCGTTCTCAACGTAATCCGTTCCCTGGGTCAAAGTCAGTTTGCGCCGAATGACAACCGTCTCGCCAGATGCTGGCGTGTTGCCGGTCGTAAACGTCACCGTGCCACCCGAGTCACTGCCAGCACCGCTGACGGTGTAATGGGTCGTGAGCGTTTTGATTGTCTCTGTGCCTGCACTTGCGCGAATAATTACCTCAAGATCAGCATCGGCGAAAATCTTAAAGGCATACGCAAAGGCAGTTGTAGAGCCGTTGCCTGAATACGAGTTTTTGGTTGTTGTACTACTTACGCTCAATTTCCACCTCCTTGTGGCTCATCCGGCGATCCGAGTGCCTTTACAAACTCTTCAATTGGCTCACGCAAACTTGGGTCTGCTGCCGTAATCGCCGTGAGCCTACCCATGTGTCCAGCTATGGCATCGGCGTTTGTGATTGGGGTTGTAAGCCAGTTGATGAACTTGGGGCTTGTAATAAGTTTGGCGGCAAGCCTTGGAGCTAAAACGCCCGCAAAAGCACCCGCAACGCCGCCCGTTTGTGGATCACCACCCGCCGCCATACTTAATAAACCGCCACCCAAGGCTTGCAACGACATAAACGTCACCATTAGCTTGCCGCTGTTGCTTGTGTTGGCAAATCTCTCAACGCCTTTAAAAGACGATGCGATTTCTACGAGATTATCTAAACCTTTACGCATATCGGCGTAACGCTTCCCGCCAAACAATGCGTCTTTTGCCTCGTTTGACATGCCCGACCAATTACTCATAAATTCTTTAACAGAAAACACCTCACCGGTAGCATCTTGTCCGCCTTTTCTGGCAAGGCCCATGTTGTTCAAAACACTAGCGCCGATAACGTCCCACTCTTCTGGCTCAAATTGCTGACGCATGCGGCGTAGTTGAGACCCACCGTCACCAATTCGCGACATGGCAAACGTGAACGCACGCTCATCAGCATCAAGTTTTTTGATTTTGTTAAGAGTCACGCCTGCCGTTGACATAAATTTTCTATAATAACGGTCGGCACGAGCCATAGCTTTCTCCGCTTGTGGCCCTGCGTATTTGGCTGCCGCCACCATGTCCAAAGTCATGGCCGCATACACTTGTTTGAAGACTTCATTTTCTGCGCTTGTTGAGCCCGCCAGCACTGGGTCGTCCAAATTTTTTCCCAAAGCGGTGCGCAAGGCGCGCAAATCCTCAAAGCGCACCGTGTTCAAAATTTCTTCACCTGTGCTGTCTAGTTCAATTTGTCGCAGATATCCAAGGGCTTTTCCATGCGACTGATTCAATGCTGCTGGCGCATTGGCTAAGCGCGACTCAAGATCAAGGCGTAACGCTTTAACATTATCAATAGCGACTGGCGCGTCTTTGCCGATCAAGTCCATAACTTTGTCGTATTCAATTCCCGCCTTGCTATCAAACCGCTCCGCCGCTCGTTCAGCGGCTTCTCGTACTAACTGACCGACGCCTTCTTTTGTTCGTGGCGTTCCGATTTCTTTCACTAAATCATCTGAAGCCGATTTGATTTGCGTTAAAATACGTTCCGCCTGCTCTTGCACAATTGAGGCGCTAAACGGACTGCCTTCCGCTACCTTTTCCAAAAGGGCAACAGTGTTGCTGTTTGAGATAGTTGCTGCCGTGGGATCAATACGGAGACTGCGAAACTTTTCCGCAAGCAGACGACCTCTTGGCGTAACGCCGACAATAGCCTTTTTGATTCCCTTTTCAATTAGCTCTACAGGCTTTCCTAAGACCACCTCGCCCAATCGTTGGCCGACCGCGCCTAATCCAAACTCAAATACCGGCTGAGAAGCGCGATCAATTATGCTGCGCGTATCTACACGACCACCAATCAACCCCGCCGATATATCAAACAACTCCGCGCCAACAGCGCCCCCAAATCCAGCGCCAATTGCTGCGCCGCCGGGTACAGTGACAGGAGCAGCGGGGCCACCAGCTAGACCTGTTAGTGCGCCTCCCGCCGCACCTAGTCCCGATGCCACGGCAACTGTTGCCTCCTTTGCCACACTGGCAACATCGCCAAGGTCTAAGCCTTCTGGGTTGTATAAAGTTATCCGTCCGGTTTCTGGCTCCGTATAGACAAAATTGTCGTCGCCGTATGGTATGGCATCAGGGTAATAGCGTTGGATGTTTGCCAAGCGGTCTTGCGGGGCAGCCGAGCCAACGATTGCGCGCACCGTTGCGGGCGATCCTGACTCCCCATCAATGACCGATTTGAACCTGTCTGATTCTAAAAAAGTGCGAACAACATTTTGCCTTTTTTCATCTGTATCCGCTGCACTTGCGGGAATATCGAGAGCAATAGGTCCGTACTCAATCCGCACAAGCTCATCGGCAGGCGCGGGCGGTGCTTGCGGCTCAACAACGCCCTCAGCGTCGTCGGCTACTGTGGCGCCTTGCAGTTCTGACATTATTGACCCGGCGTTTCTTGGCCCAGCGCGTTAAGCCTGAAAACTTTTTTAGGCGGCGCTACGGGCGCGGCAGGCGGCGTGCCGTCTGTGGTCGTTGGCTCTAATTCTGCGTCTGTCGTTGATGTTCGTTGTTCCTGTTGAGGAGCGCCTAATTGAATTGGACTCAGAACAACCTTGTCAGGGTCAAGTTTGTAACTTAGTGCAAGCTCTCTATATTGCCGCTCACGCCCCTGTTGTGTTTTTGTTTGCGCCTCTAATAATCGGCCTGCCTCGGCAACAAACTCTTGGCGGGCTTGCGGGCCTAACGTCGTGCCTTTTACAACGCGATTGTAAGATGCCTTGAAACGCTCAGGAATTGAGGCGGCAAAAGCCGCCGTCCTAAACTCGCTCTCGCGAACCACCGAACCAGGGTCCAGCATTTTCATAAAATTAAAAATTAAAGAAAGATCGCCCGGTGGGCTTACATTTTGCCCAGCAATTTGCACCTTGTTAAATGCATCGCGAACCGCAACAAAATCTTCTGAGCCTTTGATAAATTCTTTGCGCAACGAGGATTCATCTTTAAATGCGCCGCCCCTTGTGCCAATATCAAGGCCTAAAATTTTAGCCTTTTCGCTCATCGTTAAATCGCGGCCTAAAATTATTTGTGCGTTGGTAATTTGTCTCTGATTGTCCAAGAGGCTTTTGTTTTGGTCATCATCGTATTTAATGAATTGACGTCGATAGTTTTCCTGCGCACTCGGATCAAGCGCCACTGCTATGCCAGGAGTATTAAACAACTCGCGCGCATCTTTGATTTGTGCATTTGCAATATACCCATCGAGCGCGGCCTCAATCAGGTCTTGTCTCCCGCCCTCTCGCGCAAGTTCCTCTTGTTCCGTGTTCAAAAACTTTGAAGCGGACTCGCTTATTGTTTGGTCTAACAATTCTAGACCTTGCGGTAAAAAGGTTGGATTTTTTGTTACATCCACAGTAAGTCCACGTAAATCCGAGCCAATCTGCCTTTGCGCATTTTGCAATTGAGCTTTTCGACGCAAGTCGCCAATTTTTAGAGAATGCTTAGTGCGGAGTTTTTGCAAGTTCATGCTCAACTCTGCCTTGCTTTCAGACGTACCCTGATGCGCGTCTAACGTGCTTTGCATCATTTCGTCAGCTTGGCGCATAAAGGTGCTTGATGTCTCTTCTGAGGCCATGTTTTCCTCGAGGTTAAATTGTTGCACTAACCCTTGAAGGCTTGCGTCAAAGTCTGTTTGCGCCAACTCCCGTTGCCGCTTCTGTTCTTTGTCTTGGATGCTGCGCTGGCTTTTTGCGGTCGTTACGGTTTCCTTGACCAGCTTATTGACTTGCTCTTGGCTAAGGTTGTCTCGCGCCGCGTTTAAGATTGGGTCTTGAGAGTTTCCGCTTTGGAAGCCCTCAATCGTGTCATTGATGTCGGCGCCCTTTTGAACCGTATTGGCAAGAGTGGAGCGCGCTAAACGCTCAAAAAATTTGTTGCGCTTTTTTTCTATTTTTGCAGGACCAAAGTCGGCCTCCGCCTCGGTCAAGGCGTCTAATTGATTTTGCACCGCGACTGCGCGCCCGTTTGCGGAAAGCAACGGATTACTTGCAATCTCAATTAATGTCGTTGTGTCGCGATCTAGCAAAACCTCTCGTTGCTGTACGACGCGCTCGTTGTTGCGGCGACTGAAGTCCACTCTGTTGTTGAACTCAATTTGACGCGCGCGGCGGGTAAAGGCATCACGCGCCATACCTCCAGACAAACCCGACTTAAATTTATCAACAAGCAACCGGCTCTTTTCAGCGTACACTTTGTCGGCATTCGCCATGTTTGGCGTCTGCAATAACTCAGACGAAAGTTGTTGCAACTCTACGCTCAGGTTTGCGCTTGCTTCCGCTGCCTCGTTATCAGCGCCAACTTGCATTTTTTTGAGGCCAAACTGAGATATTTCTTGCCCGAATTGTGCAAGAGCTTGCCCTCGTTCTGCTAAGGCACGGGCGGGCGCGCCAAGGGCCGCGCCACTAATCTGTGCCGTTGAGAACTGGCGCCCGCCACTCCTTGGGATTGCGCGTTGGGCTTCGTAAGTTGGGACTCTCATTAAACTAACTGCGCACCCGCTTTGAAGATACCCGACAACGCTTTGAACCGTGCCGTTCCAGCGCGAATGCTTGATGCCATGCGCTGTTGTCCGCCTTCGAGTAAGGCAACATTACCCGCAAGGCGCTGATTGGTAGCTTGCTCACGCAGCTTTGTGGCATCACCAGCGGTCTCCAGTTTAATCAACTGCACCTCCTCCTCACCTTCACTCGCGTTTTCCATCAACACTTGCAACGGTGTGCCGGTGGTTGCTACAACGCCGCCCTTGCGGAATGCGGTTTCTGTTTGTGCTTGCAGTTTTGCAAACTTTTTGCGGAATCGAACTTCCTCACGACCGCCAACACGCTCTCGCAAATCTGCCTCGCGCTCTGCCACACGCGCGTTGCGATCTCGTATTGATTTGTTGAACTCTGCCGCCTGCATTTGAGCGGCGCCAAGTTTGTCAAAGCCTTTAGCAGTTTGCATCTGGCCATAGGCGCTGATCGCGGTGCCAGCGGCGAACAAAGCTGTCCCAACAGTCATAGTGTCAAAGCCCACCTTTCATAGTCTTCACGGTTTGCGCCGAACTGTTTCATCGTGCCTTCATTCTCCATGCCCATAAAACGAGCCAACCGCGCAGCATCGTTCCAGCCGATTTGCGTCACCGCCTGCAACCGCCAAAAGCCATGCTCATCAGCGATCCTCAGCAAATCTCTTTTTATGTGGCTAAACAGAGAAACGCTTGGTTTGCTCAATCTGTCACTCGCCAAAAACCACACCTCGGCAACGCCAGGCCAAAGTTGGTAAACGCCCGCCGACAAAATCAAGTGGCCGTTATCGATGGCGCTGAACGCCATTTCCTCGTTTACGAGCGCATCAATAAAATTTGCAACCCAAGGCGATGGTCGGTTGCGGTCATCGTTTAAGTTCCCCTCAAGCAGCGCCCGTCCGTGCGCCGCCTCAAAAGGTACAATTCTCACTGATCAAACGTACTCAATGTCGCAAAAACAGATAACACCGTCATCGGCAACGGTTGGTCTTGGCGAATCGTTATCTTGCCGTCTGTGTCAAAGGTACTGTTAAACTCAATCTCTTTGTCACCACTAAATAGCGCAATCGGCGCGTCCATTGAGTCGGCACTTGAGCGAAACGGCACAATATCGAGGTTACTGGTATCGCGCCCAACCTTGAGGCCGACCGTGCGGTCCATGCGTACCGTGATTTCATTGATGCGCTTTATCTTGCCTTGCGAGGTTCCCATCGCACTGCCCGCATCAACGCGCAGCGTCTCTAGGGTTGAGTTATACCCCAAGCCCGCGTGCGCTTTTGTGACATGCCGGTCCAGCGTTACGGCACCCGATGAAACGGTTTTGTCTGGATGCACAGAGCCATCGGCCAATATTGAAACGCTTTGCCCCTCGAGGTGGGTCAAGCCTGAAAGCGTTGTTGCCGCTTGCGTCACAGTTGCGCCAGCCGCATGCACGGCGGCAGCGCCCGAAACCTCACGGGTGCAGCCGGTCAACTGATTCGTACTGTTGCCGGTGTAAGATATAACCTCGGTGCCAATTTTTACCGATCCCGATGAGGGAAACGATGTGCTGTCGGCAAGCGCAATGGTTGTGGCGGTTGCATTGATCTCAGATGAGAGCGTGCTGGTTACGCCTGTAAATGTGAGCGCGCTATCCACAAAGATTGCGTTGATGACGTCGGTGCCGAACTCAAAGTTTTTAATGTACTCAATATAGCGTTTTGTCCCACTGTTGATGGTGCGCTTTACAACCAGATAAATCTCATCCTCATCAAGATCGCCAGGGATCACCGCTATACGCTCAACGACCGCATTGCCCGTGCCAAACACGCCACCCACGATCTGGCGCGACCAACCAATTACCTTCTCTTCTGGCTTGTAAGTCATACAAGCCAGTTGCCCGTCGCCCCGTACACTCCACACAATTGAAAACGGCTCTTGCTGATACACAATCTCATCAAGTCCGTTCTCGGTTATGTGTTCGCTGATCAGCGTAACGTCTGGCGCAACAAATCCATCAACGTCAAAATTAAACTGCAACTCCAAAACTTTTCTTTTGGCACGTTGCACAAACAAGATTGAGTTGCCCGCCTGGACCGGCGATTGGTCCGCTGCGCCGTGCGACGTTTGCTGTTTTATTTGTATGTTGGTCGGCGTTATGGCTTCGTCACTAGCGCCAGCGCGCACCACAAACTCGCCGCCACTTGTACCCACAATCAAGTTTCTCGTACTGGCGAGGAACCGAATGACATTTACAACATTTGAGCCAATCGTAACAACGATGCCATCGTCTGCCTCGGTGCCAGACTCAAAGTTTTCGAAGTCATCGCCTTGGCTAAAAAACAGCGTTTGCGGTTGCGTCGATGTACCCGCAAAAACGAGGCGCTGCTCGTAAAACGTAACCGCACGGGGAAAGCCTGTGGTGTTGCTAAAAGCACCCAACGCCCACTTGGTTGTTGCCTCAAGTTTGCCTTGCAACGTAAAGCTCGACCCGGCGCTTTCGTTTGCCAAGTCGGCGCCCGGCGCCAGCGTTAGAACTGTGTCAGTTACATCAACAATAAGGTGACCGCTGGTGGTGTTGTTGCTGCTAGTGCCACTGATGACAATGGTCTGGCCGTTTACAAAACCCTGGTCGATAAACCCGCCCGCCGTGTCCTCAATGCGGTCATTATGCTCAAGGCCGGTTCCATCGGGGTCGCCCTCATGGAAACTGATCGTTGATGCGGCATAGCTTGGCAATATCTCAGATCGCCCGTCTTCTAACTCTTGCGCCGCGCCATCCACAACCGTGGCAGATGTGAAAGCGGTAATCTTCACAAACCCGCTTGCGATCTTTACCAAACGCCCGACGTCGGTGTTTGCAAACGTGCTGCCACTGGCGGTCAACCGTATCGTGCCATCACGCGAGTCTGGCGTGATGGTGGTCGTGGTTGTGTTTTGGTCTAGCATCGGGCCACGCTGCGTTGTGACTTCCGTAAAAGTCCACGCCGTGTGGCTTGTGCGAGTTATCTTGTAGATTGGGTGAGATGGACTGCAAATATACATAACATCCGCAGACTGCGCGAACTTCAGCCCATCCAAATCCGATGCGGTGTATACAGTCGTTACCTCAACCGCTGAGCCGCCCGATGTTACTTGCCCGCCGTCCTTGTAAATTCTGAAATATGTTGGGCCGAATTCGAGAACGTAGGCCTGCTCAACATTGAATTCAAACGGCACTAAACGCACGGCGTTTGAACTGTTTTTGACTTCTGCAATAAATTGCGAGCCAGGGCGCCGCGTGACGCCGCCATGCGGCTGCACCAAAAAGTTCTCAAGCGTTGCAGCGCCAGAATCATATTTACCGAGATCGGTACGCCCGAACAGTTTGGGCGTGATCTCGCCAGCGGCAAAGGTTGAGAATGCTTTACTGACTTTTGGCACTAAAGCCTCGCGCTAATAAAGATGTCGCTCTCGCTGTAACTTGCGCGGTCGATGTTGGTTACGTTATCGGGCGTGCCTTCCGTCGCATCCACAAAGCGCGCCTCGCTTAGTTTGCTCTCATACAAGCCAAAAAGCGTTTGCGTGAGCGCCGCACTATTGACCAAAGCGTAAGAGATGTCGGCGGCCAAGCGAGCAGACAGCGTCTCAATAAGGAGTTGATCGTACTCGTTGGGGTCGGTCACGCGCGCAACGTAAATCATTTTGAATGGCGTGGTGCTTGATACAATTTTGCGCCCCTCCACCCGAAACACGGTGTCCAAATCTTGAGCGCGCAGCACCCGCAAGCAATACGGGTCTGTTGGCAACGTGTGCTGATACTCAAACTCAAATGCCGGTGTCGCGGTATCTGCCGGTAAGCTGATTCTACGGACAAGGCAGTTCCAAGGATGGGCGCGGAATACAGAGTCGCGAACAAATTCAAAGCGTTGGTTGCATACGCGCGCGGCGCGGCTGTCTTCCGTCAATGCAATGATATTGCTGGCGCCAATCATGTTGAGCGCGCTGTTACAAATGTCGACGTCAGATGCCATTAGAATTCCTCAAAAGAAGCGGGGGGCTTTCGCCCCCCGTTTCAATCAGTCAACGATGTAGGTAATCAAGAACGACAAGTCGCCAGCGGTATCGCCAGCGGCGTCAAACTTCAGTCCCACAAAGTAATGGGTGTTGGGGTCGGTGCTGTCGCCAGCATCCTCAAAAACCTTTTGACCCATTAGGTTGATATTTCTGGCCTCAAAAGCGACTTCTGTGCCGGTCGTAACAGCACCGCGAAGGTCGGTGATGGCGCTTGCGTAGCAATCGTCATCCTTGGCCGTCACGTTTCCGTCGCTCGTATACAGCCCAACATCGCAAGTGTTGGTCGTACCACTGTCGAGGTCGTCGTTGTATAGCTTGATGCTAACAACGGCGGCTCCCGTTGGGATCGGGGCCAACATCACGGTATCTGTGGCCGATAAGTCCCCAGAGGCCAAGGCGATGGTGCCAGCGGCAACGCGCATGGAACCGTGCAATTGGCTGGCCGGGGAAAATACCGGCGGGTCTGCAACGAAATTCGAAGCAAGAGTCTGATTTACATTAGCCATTATTCAGTCCTCCTTACTCAGAACACGCTATTTCCACTACCTTATTTTCCTCCATCCGAGTCGAGCCGAATGTTGAACAGTAGTAGATTTGCGTTGAAAATGACTTGTCTGCACGCTCTTCGATTCGCGCCATGACATCTTTGCCGATGGCGAGTTTCATGCCGTCCTGCGCAAACGCATAGCACAAGCGGTTAGAACTGCCGTCGACCTTTAGCCGGTTGGAAACGATAAACTCGAAACCGACAAAGGTATTGATGTCACCTTGGACGAGAGCCTTCACAGTGTTGAAATCTGAACTTGTGACAGTCGTTGAGTTCAACAGGTCTTCAATTTGCTCAGGCGAGACAACGATGAATCGCTTGATGCT